ATGCCCTGAGTGGCGGCGGGTACCCCACCGGGGTGTCCCGCCCCTCCCCCGGCGTTTCCGCAGTTCAGAGGGGTGTGGGTGGTCACCAGGTGCGGTGGGTGATGAATTGCCTGGTCGCGGGGCTGTCTTGGCTGGGGTCGAGCTTGTCGCTCTTGTGGCGGTTGCAGGCTCGGTGCATGGCGGTCTTGTTGTCGAGGGTGTCGGTGCCGCCGTGGTTGATGGGGATGGTGTGGTCGACTGTGAAGGACAGTGGGTCGAGGTGGCTGTCGGCGTCGTAGTCGATGGGTGTGCCGGGGTAGAGGCAGTGGGTGTAGGAGCAGGGTGGCTTGCCGCGGCGGATGTGGTTGCGGTGCCGGTCGCGGATGGTGGTGTTGCGGCCGGCCATCAGGTGTCGATGTCGATGCGGACGATGTGTCTCGATGCGATGTGAGTGGCTGTGGTGTCGTCGAGTGTGACCGTGAGTACCGATTCGTTGTCTCGCCATTCGTCGAGCATGGCCATGATGCCGTCGGCGTCCATGTCCTGGACCTCGACGCGGCCCTTGGTGCTGATGATCGTGACGTGTGCCATGTGGTCCTCAGTCGAGATCGATGCCGGTCAGCGTGTCCATCGCGGCGCAGCACCCGCAGCCGCACTCGCGGCGAGCCTTCTCGGCAGCAGTGAGGGCGTTGGCCCTGCGCATCTGCCAACCCTGTATCCAGCCAGCCGGGATGACGACCAGCATGATGATCCGTGTCGCAACGATCTCCACAACAGCCATCGCTGTCTCGATTCTGGAAGCCCCCGACAGGCGAGCAAGATTCGCGTGTTGGTTAGCGGGAAGACCCTGGAAATGACGGATGCCGCGTGGTGGCCTTATCGGCACACTGCACGCAGCATCCACATCAGGATGCCGTTGCAGGTCAGCGCAGTCAAGCTGTTCGTGCTGTGTGGCGCGTCGCGGCGAGGGTGAGTGCTTCGTCGAGCCTGTATTTGCCGGCGTGATCGGCGAGTCGCCCTCTGCTGATCCATCCGTCGATGGTGGATCTCGGGACCGGTTTCTTCAGGTAGATGACGAGCGCGGTGCGCAGCTCCTGTTTGGTGTAGAGCCGGTCTCGCATCACTTCTTCCATGGTGACGCGAAGGGCGGGGATGTCGATTGTGGCGCCGCAGGTTTGGCAGTTCTTGAGGTCGGCGTTCTTGGGGCAGTACACGCCCGCGCATTCGACCCCGTCGGTGGTGGATTGACAGGGTCCGGCGAACTCCTGGTCCTGGGGTCTGTCGATGGCGCGTTTGGCCTGCTTCCAGGCGTCGGTGAGCTCGTCGACCGCGGTGGGTGCTTCTTCGGTTTTGGCGAGGTCGATGAGGTGGCGGTCGAGCCAGCCGGCGTAGTGCGCGGATCGCTGTTCGCCCGGCCAGACACGTGTGCTGTGGGTGCAGGTGTGTTCGACCCACGCACGCAGGGTGCCGTGCAGGACCGCTGCCACCTCAGCCGCGTTTTCGTTGAACACGACTGGTGTTTCGGTGCGTTTCCCGTCCTGTTTGTCGCCGAACGCGACTTGCCGGCTGATGGTGTCGTCGAGGTCGTGGCACACCCAGTCGCGGAGTTCGCGGAGTCGTTCGCTGAGGAGGCGGATTTCGTGGCGGGCGAGGTAGTGGTTGTGGTCGTCGGTCACTGGTGCTCCTCGAGTCGTGCTGCGATGCGGGCGGGTTGGTCGGCCCACCATTGGCGGGCTTCGTCGCGGCGGGTGTCGGCTTGGGTGCGGGCTTGTTGTTGGGCGTCGGGGCCGCGGGTGTCGATCCAGGGGTGGCCGAACATCACGCCTCCTCGAGTTCGATTTCGATGCGCGGATCACGTGGGTCGGGGCGGATGGATGAGGCGACGGTGAGGACGTGGTCCCAGGAGTCGGAGGGGATGATGCCGGCGGCGACGATGGCGTCGATGGCGGATTTGTTGAAGGGGCCGAGGCCGTCTGGGTCGCGTGGCCGAAGGTCGGGGGCGTACCAGGTGACCGAGATGCGGATTGGGGTCGTCAGCGTTGGAATGAGGGCTTGTTTTGCGCATGCCCACACCACGGACTGCATGTCGGCTTTCGCGTCTCGCACTTTCGTCCAGTGCCAGCGTCTCTGGTCGTTGGCGAGCATCACGGGTCGGCGGATCGGGACGGTGATCGTGTGGGTGGTCATTGGATGGCCTTCCGGTCGGCGAGTTTCCGGATCTCGGCCATGAGCTCGGCGCGGCGCTCCGGGGATGCGGGGGCCTTCTCCAGTGCCAGGACTTGGTCGGCGGGTGCGGGCTGTCGGGATGCGAGGCGCAGGCGTTCGGTGATGTGGCCGGGCATCAGCCATTGGCTGGTCGTGGCGAAGTGGTCGTGGAGGGCGTTGAGGGCTTTGTCGAAGGTCCAGCCGGCGCGGCGTGCTGCTTCGGACCAGGCGTGGACGTCGCCTTCGCCGATGGTGCGGCGGTCGTATGCGGATGCCGCGGTGAGGAGGTCGATGATCTGGTTGCGGTTCATGCCTGGATGCCTCGGATCGGTCTGACGTTGGGGGCGGGGTCTTTGAGTGCTTGGGCGGCTGCGATGCGGGCGTCGGTGGTGGATGTGTTGCCGCCGGGTGGTTTGGATTTGCGGACCCAGTTGGAGAACGCGGCGTCCCATCCGGCTCGGCCGTGGCAGGTGCGGCCGTTGGCGATCGCGTGGTCTCTGAATCCTTCGGCGATCTCGTCGAGGTCGGGTCTGGGGTATTTCGCTCTGTGGAGGTCGTTGGGCGCCCAGTCGTCTGGGATGAGGATCATCCGGTTTCGGTTTTCGCTTTCGCTGTTGTCCTCGCGTTCAGAAACGTAAGACGAGAGAGAATCCCCTGTTCCCCTGTTCCCCTGTTCCTCTGTTCCAGGCGCGAGGGTTCGCGAATCCTCGCGAGGGCTCGCGACGCACTCGCGAATCTGGGAGTCCTTGTAGTTCAATGTGCCGTCTGGCCTGGGCAAACGTCCCGGCTGCGGTTTGTCGACTCTCTGGATGCTCTCCCAGAACGCCACATAGAGCAGCGAGGTGCCTTCGTGGTCGTACCGCCACACCAGACCGGCCTGGTGGAGTTCGGAAATTGCTTCGGACACCCTCGCGAAGGTTCGCGAGGGCTCGCGAATGAGGTCGCGCTGGAACAGATCCCCGATGATTAGCTCGATGTCGTCCTTGCCGACACCGTTGTCATCGACGAACGATTCGAGGCCCTTCAGGACCAATCGGGCGTCCCACGACACTGACGCGATGCGGTGGGAGCGCCAGAACTCTGGCTTGGTCGATCGGATTCTCATGGAGCCTCCTTCCGTGGTCTGCCGGGTGGGCGTGGGGGCAGCATGTCCATGGCTTCGAGGTCGTCGCGGACGGTGCGGACTGCGCACCCGACCTCTTTGGCGATCTGTTTCACGGGCATGCCGTTGTGGGCGAGGAGTCCGACGCGGATCTGGCGTTGGGCGATGCGGTCGGCGATGATGCCGCGGGATCGGGTCATGGCAGCTCCTGTGTTTCGAGGTGCGGCATGCTGTCCCAGCGGATGCGTGTCCAGTGCCGTAAAGTGACGCCGTCGAGGGGTTCGAGGTCGCGGCCGAACGTCAGCCACCCGTCCCCACCCGCGGTGATGCCGTTGCTGTGTTCGCGGTCGAGGATGCGACGCCGGTTCGATGCGGGCACCAAATACTGGTGGATGTGGCCGTCCCACACGATCGGCTGGTCGCCCATCTGGTTGCCGAACTCGACGACCTGCAACAGATCAGTCATGACGCGGCCTGGAGACTTTCGGCGACGACACTCACCAGATCGCGGGCCGCGGGTGGTGTGACGGCGTTACCCGATTGGCGGACCTGCTCCCGTCGTGTCCCTCGGATGACGTACCCGCCGGGAAAGTCCATCGCTGCGGCGATCTCGCGGGGCTCGAGCATCCGGAACCGCACATCCTGGATGTCGACGGTAGGGGTGGGTGAGTCGAGTAGCGATTGGTGGCCGGTGGTAGTGATGGTGCGGGTCGGTTCTGTAACGGGGGTGGACATTTCAGCGGCACCCTCGTTGTTCCGCATGATGAGTGCGTGCCGCTCGACGGTGGTGCAGGTGGGTAGCGCATCACCGGTCGTGACGGTGCCGCCGCGCCCGTAGTAGGTGGTGACCAGGCCGTGATGGTTGCCTGACGCTGCGACAGTCGACAGCGGTTCGGCGACGGCGCGGGCGTCGCATGATCCGCCGCGGAGCTCTGCCATGAACGCCAGCCCGGTTTCGCTGCGGGTTGTCATGGTCCGGGACGGCGCCTGCACCGGTTGTGCTTGCTTCCCGTCGCGGCCTTCGACGGGGACGAGGAGTGGCGCCCAGTATCGGTCGATGCCGGCCTGGATACGCGCCATCGTCTTATCAGCGAGCGGTCGGCCGCGGTCCCCGATGCGGGTGCCTTCAAGGGTCCAGTCGATGATGTCGGCGGCCGGACGGAACATCGGTTCGACGATGCTGTTGCGGCAGGTCACTGAAGGGCATCGGTACACGTACTGTGAGCGGTACTTGCCGATGGTGTTCCCGGGCCGCTTCCAGGCTTGCATTGCTTTGACGGGTCCGCAGGTGTCGCAGATGGCGTCCGGTCGGATGATTCGCTCGAGGTCGGGTTTCGGGTTGCCGCGGCGCCAGAACACGGCGTAGAAGCGGTCCCGTGACTGCGGTGCACCCGTACCGTATGCGTGGGCGTGCATCGAGTTGAGCATGAGCACCTGGTGCTGATAGCCCAACGAGTCCATGGCGGCCAGCCACGCTTGGTAGGGCGGCCAGGCGGTGACCTCGACGACGTTCTCGACGATGACAGCTTCATAGGCGTGATACTCGGCGAAGCGGACGACGTCCCACATGGTGGCGCGGGATCGTTCGGCCGCGGCATCTGGGAGGGTTTCGCCGAACAGGTCGGGTTGCTTGTCGGCTTGCCGTTTGCCCTGGGCGATGGAGTGTTTCGTGCAGGATGGGGATAGCCAGGCGATGTTGGTTCTGGGGAACAGTCTTGGTTCGTATTGGCTGATGTCGGCGCAGATGTGTTCAGTGTCGGGATGGTTGGCGGAGTGGGTGTCGATGGCGAGGTCCCAGTGGTTTGCTGCGACGGCGACGGTGATCCCGGGTACTTGCATTGCGCCGGTTGAGCTTCCACCGGCTCCGCAGAAGAAGTCTGCGAGGGTGAGGGTCATGCGTCGGCTCCTGTGCCTGTGATGGTGTTGTGCTCAGAGGGGGCGGCATTCTTGCGTTCGTCCCATCGCCAGACGAGCATCCCGGCCACGAGGATGGCGGTGAGGGTGACGATCCCGGTCATGACTCACCCCGCAACAGGCCAGCAGAGTGGAGGGCGCGTGCATCACGCCAACATGCCTCGCGGTGATGCAGGGGTCCGTTGATCCAATCCCAGCCACGAGTCTTCGCGATCTCCCGTGCCGCGTTCTCGATCCGTTGGGCCGCGTTGTAGCCGTCACGGCTATACGGCTCCACCACATCGTCTGCGGTGGCCTCAGATTCGAGACGATCAGCGGCAGCACGGAGGTCTGGGCATGTGTTTGGCGATCGTCGAACGTTGATAACTCTCTCCAGCAGATCGGCCACGGATCTCAGGTGTGCGGGGTTTCCGGCGTCTGGTGTGCGGGCTTTCTCCGCTTCCGCCCGCCAGTGATCACGCTCAGCGGCGAGGGCGTCCAGGCGCGCTCGAACCATCTCGGCGTACGTGCCACGCTCGGGTAGCTTTTCGATGGCACCGATGAGCGGATGAGACGCGACCACACGCCATGCCGCTGCGTTCTGGTTCGTCTGGCTGCACGGGTCGTCCCGCTCGCGTTCCAGTTCGTCGAGGGCCGTTTCGTATTCGTGCTCTTGCTCGGCGATCAACCATGCGGCCCACGCCTGCGCTTGTTCCAGTAGTCGCCGATCCACCAGCTGGGTCACACGCCCGTAGCCGTCGGTGGTGGAGGTGTCGTAGATAATCGGCGGATCACCAACAGGACCGAAACCGATGTCAGACATGGGAGCCTCCGAGTGCTCTGCGGGCGGCGGACACGGGGCATTCGAACCCGTCAAGCTCGGTGAATCCGTGAGCCTGGCAACCGCCGTGATGATCTAGACGGCAAGGCTCGTCGTCCACGAAGTTGCCCAGCAGGGAGCGCAATCCGTCGACCTCCCGGTGGGCGAGGCCGACCATCTCCCAGGTCGGTTCGGGCGGGCACTCATCAGGCGACCAGCACTCCACGGCCGCCTGAGCCGCGTCGGTGTGCCGAGAACACAGCTCCGCGTACGTCGTGGGCGCGGTGTAGACGTGTCCGGTTGGCGTCGTCTTCGGCCACTCGCGCTCGCCGCTCATCTCTGCTCCTCCGCGACATCGGCAGCAGACGCCAGGGCGGCAGCGAATCCGCGTGCGAGGTCCGGGTCTCGGAACGGCTGGGGAACCGCGAGGGGATGCATGACGCGCTCGCCCCACGGGTTGACCGGCTCGATCCGGATGTGTGGGTTGTCCTGCGGCCGCTTCGTCTTCACGGGGATGATGTAGTCGCCCGACGCATTCGGACCCTGCACCTCCGCTTTGGGTAGTAGGTGGTAGTGCTCAGACAGAGCAGCGATGAGGTGGTCGCCATGCTGGTCGTAACCCCGGCCGTCACCGATGTGGCCGCCGAACTGATCACCACATCGGCACAGGACCCACTCCTTGCCTTGCTCGGGCCAGTTGGTTTGGTCATCGACGACGCTGTGTGTCGCCGCGATCTCTGCGGGTGTTGGGGTGTCACTGGGCATCGGAATCACCTTCAAGCTCAGAAGAGGAATAGAGGAGGGGGTCGAGTTCTGTCAGCGCCGACCGAATAAGGCCGGGCCACCGCTCCTCGGGGTAGTTCATGAGGTCCACGCACAACTGCTCTACGACATCCCGCACCGGTGCAGCCATCTCACGGGCAGCAGCGATGGCGGTGTCTGTCAGCACGTCCCAGTCGTCGAGGAACATCCGTTTGTCATCTGCCACAGCATCGAGCGCCTTGTCGGCGGCGGCGATCGCGGGATCACCCGACATCAGAAGCTCACCTCTTCGTCCCAGCTACTCCACGCACGGACGCGCTCAACCCAGCCGATCGGCGCCGACTGGACGGGATCGGTGAACGTGCCCGGCTCGGCGGGGTGCTCGAAGCACAGCGGGTCCTGCTCCCACTCGGCGGGTTCGGGGCCGTTGTAGCTCTGCCAGCCCTTCGGCGGTCGTGTCATCACGCACGTGCACTCGGAGGGCCTGATGCCGTTGTGCATGTCGAAGTCGCCCATGTCAGTACACCGCCCCGGTGGTGGTGATGTCGCCGTGCCGGTCACGGATCAGCAGACGCCACGGAACTGGGCGTCGATGGCGTTGAGAGCCCCCGCCCGCCGCCGATACCCCTCACCCTGAGCGAGGATCTGACCGTTGCGGGACTTGCACCGCCAACGCCACTCGATGACGAAATCGCTGTAGTCAGGACCTGTCTCGACCTTCGTCGCGTACACCTCGATGGTGCCGCGGTAGCGTTCCGGGGCTTCATACACGATCATCGGGCACCACCCGTGTACGCATCGACAGTCATCAACAGCGCCGGCCACACGTCGCGTAGCCATCGCGCCTCATCCGCCAACAGGCTGTGCGCAGGCTGGGTAGTCCACACGCAGCCGAGACTGAAGAACACGTCGCCGTCCTCGTCAACCTCGACCTGAAAGTTGCGGTCACTGTCCGGCATCCGCCAACGGAACGGCGCCTCGATCTCGTCATCCCAATCCCGCGGATCAGTCAACGCCTTGATATCTGCCGTGGTCATGCCTGTCCTCCGTCCTGCATCCGCCGCCGTTCAGCACGCTTCATCGCGGCATCGACGTCGAAGTTGATCCGATAAGTGATGCGCTCTTCGGCTTTTCGCCTCTGGTCCACGTCGGCACTGAGTGCGAACAGGAACAGTGCTGTAGCGATCGACCCGGCCGCGGTTAGGGCGACATTCCAGTGGGTCAGCAGCAGCGACATCGGCAGGACGATCGCGGATGGAATCTGCCAAAGCATCACCCACCAGCGGAACCATCTTCTCCGGGCCAGGTCCGACAAGCCCTCGAGGAGTGATGAGCTCATTCCTGACCCCCGTCCTCGACCAGGGCCCGCAACCTGGCAACCTCAGCCGGATCAGAATCGGTCAACTTGTCCAAATACTCAGACGCTTTCGTCTGATCCTCCGAACTCAAGCCACCAGCCTCGACCTTCGCCACAAAAGACTCCGGGATCGGCTTGAACGAAGCAGGTAGCGGTTCCACCACGTACGGCGCTCTTCTCCCCCGCGTCACCGTCAACGCGATCGACAGGGGCTTGTCGATGTGCGACAGCGCGCTCACCCGAATCCCACCAACAGCCGATCCGCCGAATCGAACCTCCGGATCGCGGTACAGCATCATCCGCCGGCCCGCGTAGGCCGACGCCTCCGCACCCCACGCCGCAACCAGGATTCGGCGCACAGTCTTCGACGGCTTGAACGGACGACCCGGACCGAACTCGGCGGTCACGATCTCGACCGGTTGTTCCGCGCTGCCTCGACGTACCTCGGTGACCGTGACGATGCGCGGCCCAGTCAGGAGATCCTCACTGTTGAGCTGGTCAGACTTCGGGACGATTGTCTCTGAAAGATCCATAATCACACCAATATTTCTTGTTCGACGATGCGTTCTGTGGCTTCGAGTCCGGCAGCGTTCTCGTGATAGATGCGCGCCAACTCGATCGCGTTGTCCTCGAACCTGCGGACGGCCTCGACGATGATGCGTTGCCATTCGATGTTCGGGCGGACGCGGCGAATGAACAGCGGCATGCCAGCGCAGAAGCTGACAAAATCGATCCACTTCCGACCCGAGACCAACAGTCCCGCCTGCAGCTGTGGCATGTGCTCTGGCGGAACCGCGTTCGCGATGATTGTGTTCATGTGCGACTTCGGCCGCGGACACTTGATCTCGAGGAGGCCATCCTGCTCGACCAGGCCATCCGGGCTGTACCCCAGCTTCGGCCCCCAATCGTCCCGAACCATGAACCCCACCTCCGACACCGTGACCGACTCCTTCGCGGCGTACAGGCTGCGGGCGATCGGCTCACACTCGATGCCTCTGTACATGTCGTCGGACACGAACGTCGGATAGGTCCACCCGGTGACACGCTCCGAGACGAGCAGCGCGGTGAGGCTGCGGGAATCGTCGTTGCTCGCCACCTCGAGCACGGGCGCCGAACTGTGTCTACGGGCCTCCTCGGCACGCTCCGGGTGCTTGGTGGCGAGCGGTTGCCCCTTCTGCCCCAGGCACGGATCGTTCGCCGGCGCCGCACATTTCGGGCATTCGTAGTCGATCGCGGTCAGGCGTCTCGAGGTGATGAGGTTGCCGACCACGCTCGCGGTCACAATGCCGCGGCGCTGCTCGTACCACTCCTCCGAACGCTGCTCGATCTTCTCGTGAATGGTCAAAGTCATCTGTCGTGGTCCTGTCTGACGAGGCGAAGTGGTGTAGGGATGCTGGCGGCGAGACTCAGCCGGACGCGGTCCAGGGCTTCCGCGAGATCCGGGGACGACTCCACAAGCTGGCAGTCGAGGTCGGGGAATCCGTTGGCGCACACGCGGTGGTGTGGGTCGCCGTTCGGGCGTTCCCAGTGGGTGATGGTGAGGACACCTTCGTGCCGGCGGACGAGGTCGGACAGTTCCCGCCACGCACGCCCGACGTTGGCGTCAGCGTGCTGCTGGTGTCGTGGGGCAGTCACTGTTTCCCCTCCGCTGCTTCGGCCCGGCGCTGGCGGATGTCTTCAGCGCGCAAGCCGGCGATCCCGCGGGCACAATCGGCATGCATGAGGACGCTCTTGTCGTAGGCGACCAGGTCACCCCGCCCCCACCAGATGCCGCACTCGGGACACTTCTTCGGCCACGACGCCGGAAACGGGCCGCTCACGCCGCCACCAACCTGAACCCGTCAGTCCACCGTGTCGGCGCCGAACGACCCACCATGTGACACAGACGATCCGCCGTATCCAAATGCACCAGAAACGTGTTGCGGTCACCGACCCGCGCCGGCTGCCAACACACCGGACACCGACGCACCACCGGCGGCTCTTGCTCGTCGCTCACGACGGATCACCGCCATCCACGATCTCCCCGCGATCCACCAACATCGGGTCCCACCGATTGAAGAACGCCCGATACACCAGATCGCCGACGATCACGAGGACGGTCACCACACCCATGCCCGTCAACAGCACCGCACCAGCCGCGGCCATCATGACGCCACCCGCTGCTGCTGCAGAGCGCGCGCCGTACGCGAATGCCGAGACAGACCAGACGGATTCACCTGATCCAGATCGACCGGCTTCTCGTGCAGACGATCCTTGATCGCCTCCACATCCTCATCCGACAGCAACCACTGCCGACCGATCCGCGACCCCAACCCACGGAACCGGCCACCCTCACGCGACAGATGATGCTTCACGTACCGCGGCTTCAACGGCCACAACTCCGACTCACACAAGTCGTCGACAGGTCTTCCGATCATGCTGCTACTCCTCGTCTTCTCGCGGCTCGGGAGATCAGGGCCAGGAGCTGCAGAATCAGCGCATACGCCTGGCCGATGGTGAGATGGACGTCGGTGCACTCAGGGCCCGCAGTCGCGATCACAATCCGCGGACCAGCCGCACTGCTCGCCGTCGTCAGATGGATGTCGCCGTGCTCGGTCTCAACCGGCACCAGCGCGTCATCGAGCAGGACGTGGCTCATGCCGCACCCCGAACCCACACCAGATTCCGCGAATGCCGACGCGACGCACGCGCCGGACGAGTCATCCCCACCGACCGGATACGACCAGCCGCCGCATACCCGCCGATGATCGCCGGCAACAGATTCGGCGAATGCGGCACCGCGTCATCAGGAATCCGGGCACGCACATCATCCGCATCGAACTCGACACCCGACTCGATCAACTCATCCAGAGCCGACCGCACGTGATCGCTGTACCCGCGATGCACGGCAGTATCGGCGGCGATGACAGCCGACGAACCGTCATCTCGAAGTCTTCTGCCAGTGGTACGATCCTTCACTGAGAACTCCAATCTCTTTCGGGCCGCCGGGTGTTCGCGCACCTGGCGGCTCTTCTCATTGCTGGAAGTTGGTGACCGGCCCGGCTTCCCCGCCTGGGCCGGCCTGCGCGCTGCTGCGAGAGGAACCAGCGCGCTCTCCACACCCGCAGCCCTCGGGAGTGGAGTGGTCTGTGAATCGCGGCGCCTGCCGCACCTCGATCTGATCGAGTGGCACCTGCCGAATCAGCGCATCAATCGCCGGCATGCTCACCACGACATCCGCCGCGCCCTGCCCGTACCCGACGACACCGAGCACCGGCCACACCTCACCCGTCGACGGACGCCACACCGCGGCGGTCACGACGCGGCCTCGTCGGCGATGTCATCGAACGGCTGGTATGGCTGCATACCCTCTGGCACACCATGCGTCGGGTGATTGTCGGAGTTGAAGACCATCGGGAAGCGGTTGTGTGCTTCGCGGATCGCCACGTCATGGAGTGCGGAGAAGGCCGCGAAATCCATGTCCCAAGGACGACGGCCGGCCAGTAATTCCTGGAGTCGATTCTCCTGCCAGCGGTTCTTCCGCTGCAGCTTCTCGCCGCGCTCGGGTGTCCACCCGTAGCGCGGTTCTTCCGTCTCGATCGCGACCTTCTCGAGCTCGCGCGCCTTCCGGTAGCAGTACGGTCCCTGCACCTTCATCCGGTGCGTCTGCACCGTCCAGTGCCGATTGTTGAACCGATGCTGCTGCCATCGGGCCTTGAGATTCTGGGTGCACCCGACGTAGAGCAGGCGCCCCTGCGAGTCGAACGCCCGGTAGACGAAGTGATTGCGAACGTCGTCGCTCCGTATCACCGTCACGCCGGCACCTTGCCCACGTCAGCCCTGACGCCTGACAACGACGGCGCAACTTCTTCCTCATGGGCGATGAACAAGTCCTCCCAATGGCATTCGAGGCGCGCCGCGATCGCCAGGGCGAGGTCTTCCTTGATGTTCTTCAGCTGCCCGGTCTCGAGCTTCCAGATCGTGGTCTGGGTCCGCCGGACGAGCATTCCGAGCTCACGTTGCGTGAAGCGCTTCTGCTTTCGTTCCCTGCGGAGCTTCGCTGGGTCTTTGACTTCCATCCAGCAGTCCCTCCTGATCAGCGGCGGTCTTTGCCGTGTGCGTGCCATCGTGCCCTCCGGTTGTTTCGGTGTCAACTGTCAGCGCTGACGCTAGCACCGTGGTTGTAAATCCGTCAACCGGCAAATTGCAGCGCTGACATGGCATGATCGCGTCCGTGGTTGTATTCAAAGTGTTCGCGCAGGTGGCACACCGAAAATCTCCTAGGGAAGGCTTCTGGTCGTGAACGCAACCAGCCTCCGCGATCTGCTCCAGCAGGCCGTAGACCGACGCAACGCCGATGGGCGCGAAGTGTCGTTCCGCGGACTGCAGGAAGAAGTGGAGGCCGAGGAGTCCGCGCGACCGCGAGGACTCTCGTTGAACCGCACGACGGCATCCCAAATCCTCCGGGGCTCCTACAAGGGCGACCCCTCGGACGGAACCATCCGCGCAATCGGATGGCTGGCCGGCGTCAGCGACGAGGACGCGTTCGCAGCGGCAGGACGACGATCACCGGGACTCCCCTTCGCAGAAGAGCTACCACCCGGGGTCGATGACCTGTCGCCCAAGGAGCGCCGCGCAGCCATCGAGATGCTGCGGACGCTCGTCGCGCAACGACGGGAGATCAACCGCTATGTGGATTCATCATCTGATGCGACGGAACCGGCAGCACCGCGCGAAGGCCGATCGCCCGAGAAGACTGGAGCCGGCGACAAGGTGACTCCCTTGCGTCGGCGAGAACAAGGTCGGAGGGTTGAGTCGCCGGAGGATGCGAAGGCGGCTCGGAAGCGGAATCCCAGGTTTAAACCGGAGGACCCAGACGAATCCCATTGATGTCATTCCTGGTCAGGGCCTTTTCTGTCGGACCCTGATGTTCTGATTCGGACATGACTCGATGGCATCCGTGGCGGCGAGCGCGCGACCTGCACCCCGATATCACGATCGACTGCACGCGTCGGTTGCCGGCGGGAACGATGGGCCTGATTGGTGAGGAGACGGTGTGGATTCACCGCGGTCTCACACAGACGGAACGTCGGTGCACGTTGACTCACGAGTTGATGCACATTGAGATGCCGGACGCCGATGAGGAGATGATTGAGCGGGAGACAGCGCGGCGCCTGATCACGCTTCCGCAGCTGGTGGATGCGTTCAGGTGGCTGCGTCACCCGTCGCTGCCTGAGCTTGCGGAGCATCTGTGGGTGGATCAGCAGACGGCGTGGACGCGGATGCAGAATCTGGACCCGATCGAGGTCGCTGAGATTGAGGCGGCGACGGAGGGTGACTGGTCGTGGAGTGATGTCGCATGACTGACGACGAGAGACGCATGCTGGATCTGGCGGGGCAGCGTTGGAACTACGCCGGCAACCTCGAGCAGCGCGTGCGCGACGAGTTCGGGATCAGCTTGACGCGCTTTTGGCAGCGCGTGAACCAGCTGATTGAGACGGAGGAGGCGTTGGCGTATTCACCGGTGGTGGTGAATCGATTGCGTCGCCTGCGGACTGGGCGGCGTCGTTAGCCGAACATCTGGCCGATGGCTGCGGCGGCGGATTCGTGTGAGGAGCGGTCGAGGTGTCCGTACACACCGATGGTGACGGTGATGGACTCGTGGCCCAGGTGGGCTTGGATGACGGGTAGGGGTACGCCGGCGGCGATCATCCAGGATGCGCAGGTGTGTCTGAGGTCGTGGGGTGAGGCGTGCCAGGCGGTTTTCTGCATGGCGGGTTTCCAGCCGCCGTCGTAGAAGCGGCTGTAGGTGACGCGGTCGTCGTTGCGGTTGGTGAAGAGGAGGCGCGTCTTGGGCCGGTCGAGGTCGAGTAGCTGGATGGCTTGGGCGGGCACGTTGATGGTGCGGCGGCCGGCGCGGGACTTGGGGTAGGACAGGCGTTTCTCGGTGGTGCCTGTCCATTTCCAGGCTTTCGAGATACGGACGACGCCCCCAGTCGATGTGGGGGTGATGTCGCCGACGGTGAGAGCGGTGGCTTCGGAGAAGCGCATGCCGGTCATGACGAGCCAGGTCGCGAGCGGCCGCCAGTGTTCGGGCATGGCGGCGGCGAGTTCGTCGAATTGGTCGCGGTCGAGGAACACGGGGTCGTCGACTGGGTCTTTGCGTGGGAGGCGGGTGTGGTCGCAGGGGTTGGCGGTGAGCCGGCCTTCGCGTACGGCCCGGGCGAGCGCGGCGGACAGTAGGCCGTGTTTGTTGGCGATGGTTTTGCCGCTGTTCTTCTTCGCGAGTTCGGTGATCCAGGAGGCGATGACGGTTTCGGAGATGCCGGAGACTGGGAGTTGTCCGATGTCGGCGAAGTCGTTGCGGAGGTAGGAGTGGTAGCGGCGGATGGTGCCGGGTTCGACGCCGGTGAGTGAGTTGATGTGGTGTTCGAGTGTTTGGGTGAGTGTTGTTTCGTCGCGGTGGGTTTCGATGACGCCGAGGATTTGCATGGCGCGGTCGTGCCCGAATTTTTCGAGGTTGAGTTTGTGGGTGGTGGCGGCCTGGATGTTCTCGAATGAGAGGCGTCGTTGGCGGCCGTTGTGGCGCCAGGAGACGCGGTAGGAGTCGGTGCCGTCGGCGAGGGTGCGGGTGTGAATGGACGCCATCAGCGGCCCTCTGGCTCGCAGTAGCTGCAGCCGCACACGCAGAGGTAGCAGACGCCGGTGTCGGCGATCGAGCTGTCCTCGTCCTCGCACGACGGGCAGGTCTGGCCCGGAGTGAGGCCGGGGTGCTCGGCGCGGAACATGGAGGCGGTGTACGGGTCTGGGTTGCGGTCGGGGGTGGCGCGTTCGGCGGGTGTGGTCAGACGGGGTGGTGGTTCCCCGGCGGCCTCGCGCTGCATCCTCTGCCACGCGTCCTCGCCGGTGTACGGGTTCGGGCAGCTCATGACCCACCGCCAGAGATCCCAGTTCGGCTCGCCACCCCAGTCGATGCCAGTCATCAGTCCAGGTGCTCCATCTGCTCGTCGAAGAGGTAGAGCAGGCCGCTGAGTGCGCCCGGTTCGAGGTTGAACTCGTGGGCGGCCCAGGTGTCGATGTACTGCTCACCGTGGGTTACCCGCACCCAGTGCGAGAAGAGTGGCGCCCACGCTGAGTGGTCGACGATCTTGCCCGCCATCTCGATGGCGCCATCAGGTAGCTCTGCGGTCCAGGTAACCCGGTCGCCCACCTTGAAGTCGGACCCCAATGAGAATGGGTGAGGCTGGGCACTTCTAGACATGACTGAACACCTCCGGGAAGATCGTCCCACCCAGTCTACCTGGAGTGTTACCCGAAGGTGTTACCTGCCAATGCCGCGTGTCGATGACCTGCGGTGATTGGTGGAGCTAAGGGGACTCGAACCCCTACGTCTGGCGGCGTTCGTGCAGGTCAGCGTGGAATCGGCTGGATTCGTCGGCAGTCGTCGACAGTGCCGCGACCAGCGTCAACAGCGTGGGGCGTTACCCGGGGTAACGCTTCATCACCCGAGACGTCGGGTCACCTCGATATGATCCGCGCATGACTCAGCAGCCCCCGCCTGGGTGGCAGTATCCGGACCCTGACGCTGTGCGTGCGGCGCGAGCGAAGGCGACCCGTCAGCGCCTGATCATCTTCGGCGCGATCGGGGCCTTCTTCTTCGCGGCCGTCGTCGGGCTCGCGGTGGCAGGCAACCTCTCCGAGCCGGACTCGACAGCGGCAACGTCGACCACCGAGACGACTGAGCCTCATCCGACGTCGGCGGCCGGGTTGCCGATCGCGGCGCGCCGGTTCTGTGGGGCGCAGGTGCGGGTGGACTGGATGCGGGAGCCGAACAGCTCCGGCGACCCGCAACTGGTGACGCCGTGGAAGGTGACCGCGGTCGACCCCGCAGGGAGTACCCCGGGTGCGTCGTGGCGGTTGCAGGGCGAGTACGCGGTGGAGAAGGTCGTCAGTGGTGGCCGGCGGACGATGAGCTGGGACCAGACATACTTCTGCGATCTCGAGTTCGTAGACGGCGAGTTCCGCGCGCGCCTGGTGTAGAGACGACGAAAGCGCCCCCACTCGCGATGAGTGGGGGCGCTTCGTGGTTGTCCAGGTTCAGAGCGGGTGAATCTCACCCGCTCTGAACTTGTGAGATGACTGTAGCACGCAATTCTGTTGTGGCGCAACAGGTTTCGGAGTTATGGGCGAAGTTTTAAAACTTATGGTTCCGTGGGAGGGCTGGTCATAACGAGCCATACACCACCAACCAGGCAGGCGATGGTGGCGAGGATGTCGTAGAGCATGGGGGTTGGACGCAGCCGACGGTCGATCGGTTCCCTGGGATGATGGGGTCGTGATGGATCGCGAGGTGTTGCGCGCCGCATCGGAGGCTGTGCACTCCCTGATGCGCCGTCAGCAGGCGAACCGGCAGGCCGCGACGGATGGCGGGTGGGCGGCACCGGACCCCGAGCTGGAAGCGCTCGGCGTCGAGTGCGACGAGGTGTTCTACGGCCGGCGGGCCGAGGCGCCTGACCTCGCCGACCGGCTGGCCCTGGTGCTCGGCGACGAATGGGAGCCGTAACGGTCCCGCACTTCGCGTTATGGGCGGCGCGGCGATGAGTTGGACGCTCATCTCGACGCAGTGCCATATCGTCAGCGCATGACTGGATCATCCATGGCGGGCAAGGACATCTCCCTGGCGACGCACACTCGATTGGGCGGTTACATCGACCAGCTCCAACCAATGCGGCCATTCGTCGGTTACTACCTGATCTTCGAGATCAGAGATTCGTGGGCCGTCTTCCACAACTGGCTAGATGACAACTCCTCAGTCACTTCACCGGCGCGATTGATCCTCGGAACCGACGAGGGCGCGACCACGCCCGAGCGTCAGAAGATCTTCGACCTCTTCTCCAAATGGCAGGACGACGTCCCACCCGACACCGGCAGTTCCGACGAGCAAAACATCGTCCTCGCGGAGAAGTCGCTCGAACTATTGTTGGCGTACATCCGACACGTGGCTATCCAGCTGCGGCCCGAAACCCTAACGGGAGATGCTCCGGCGTCGTTCTCCAGATTGCGTGGGCGTGTAAATTCTCTGGTCACTTCACAATCCCTACGGAAGTCAGAAGAGGCCGCTGAAGAAGCGCGCTCCGCAACTGCCGAAACGCGCGAGGAGCTGGCAAAACTCTCATCAGAGCATCTCAGCAAGACCTACTCCGGTTTCGCGAGATCGGAGGGCGCATTCGCCTGGGGCTACAACATTGCGGCGGTGAGCCTGGTTGCTGGAACCATATACGTTGCGGTCAACAATCCAGCACCTGCCAATTCGTCGTTGAGCCAAACCATTCAGCACCTTGCCACATTCGCCATTGTTCTTGGGCTCGCAGGATTCTTGGCCAAGCAAGGTTCTCGCCACAGGACAAACGCAACATGGTCAAGAGTCGTCAGTGTGCAGCTAACGACACTCGGCTCGTATGTCGGAGGAGCCGAGAGCGCGGAAGCACGCGACAAGATGCGTTTACTCGTGGCCAGCCGCGCCTTCGGATCAGCTCCGGATACACCCTCGAGCGGCGACGACTTCAGCTGGGTCCAGCAGATCGTGTCCGCAATTGCCACAAATCGAAGCGGTTCGTAACTCACATGCGGGCCGGGAGGCGGCACGGTTTCGTGCCAGATTCGTCGGCCCGGTTGGCGGTTCAGCTTCGGGTGGGCGACACTCGGTCAAATGGACACCATCAAGCGAATATGGGCGAGCGCTCCGTGGTGGGCGTGGGTCATCATGATCGGCAGCATCGCAGCCCTGGTCATCGGATTGATCGTGTATCAGATGCCATCCGGGCCGGGAATCCCTTACCTTGATTCACTATGGTCACCTGCCGACGATGCGGGCACTCGCTCGGGACGAGGCTGACGCCGCGGAGCCGCCTCGGATTCCGAGTGTGGCTCTGGTATCAGCGCTACCTCTCACTGTTCGGTGGCGGCACGAACTGCACGGCTTCCGTCGAGGGCCCGAGCGGGTGGTCTGAGCACTGCGGTTGCACCGACAGCTCCCACTCACTGCAGGCCCTCGAGGAGTACGCGAATCAGGCCAGGCCGAAGTAGGCCGACTGGCTGGTGTCGAGCGTGGCGATCTCGCCCGCGTCGAGCACTCCGGCGAACAGGATGTGCTCGCCGACCTTGCCGCTGTAGTCCGATGACACGACCGACGGGGTGGTGCTGTTGGCCCAGCCGCCGAGAGTCGCGACCGTGGTGTTGTTCGGTAGCACCGGGTTCCACGTCGTCGACGTTGCTCGCTGTGTGCCGTCGCGGTGACGGGTGGCGCCGGCGCCGAGCGGTTTCACGAACAGATCCGCGTGCACCTCATCGACCGCCGCGGTGGTGAAGCTCGCACCGTTGGACTGCGAGGTGCCGGCCGCGTCGAACACGGTGGCGTTGAGGACCGGCGGGGTGGCGGACGACCAGAACCACGGGATGAACCGACCGCCCGTCGAGGACTGATCGGTCTCGCCGTAGCTGACGGTGTTGGTCTTGTCGACGTGCACCTCACACAGCGTCGCGCCGCCCGCGGCGACGAGTGAGGCGAACCCGGGCGCGGAGTGCCGCAGGTGGCGGTCGGTGCCGAACGACATGCCCGGCGTGGAGCCGAGCGTGACGAGCGCACCGGCGGCGACGATCTGCGGCTGCGATGCGGCGGTGGCCTGCGCGAGGTCGCGGTTGTTGCCGGACTGGTCGTGCCAGGTCGTCACGAACGCGTCACCCGACCCGGCGAACGCGAGCAGCGCGGCGGTGTCGAGAAGGCCGGCGCTGGTGAACCCGATGTCGGCGGTCGTCGAGTCCGACGAGCGGCGCACGGTGACGGCCGGTCCGGTGTAGTCGTTGGTGAGCTTGCGCAGCGAGTACGCCTGGTAGGCGGCGTTGTTGATGAGGTCCAGGAGCAGCGGGTCGGGTGCGTCGAACGGCAGGTCCGCGCCCTCGCCGGTGAAGTTGCTGTCGAGGATGATGAATCTTCCCATGGTCGTTGGCCTCTCAGAGTGTGACGGTGGCGTAGGCGGAGGTGTTGGTCTCGTTGGTGGCCGATACCCGCACGGTGAGCGCGCCGGTGGCGGGGACGGTCGCGGTGCCGGACAGGCCGATCGCGCCGCCGACGAGGGTCAGAGGCGACCAGGTCGAGCCGCCGTCGGCCGTGACCTCGGCGGTGTGCGCGGTCGCGCGCAGCGGCGACGGGTCCCACTCGGCGGTCAGCGTCGTCCCGGACCGGACAGCGCGAAGGTTCTGGGGCGGGTCGGCGTAGATCCCGTTGTAGTTCCAGATCGCGCGGGGCAGGGCCTCGCAGAACAGGCGGCCGCGGCGGTTCTGGCCGGGCATCGAGTAGTGGATGTGGTTGGACTGATCCGAGCGAGTCAGCCCCTTCGGGCCGTGGATGAACGCAGTGCGCTGCACCCGGCGCGGGGTGTCGGTGAGCGCGGTCTGCACCGGCACAGCCGCCGAGGTCTGCGCGACGTACTCCGGGGTCATCGACCCAATCAGGACGGGAAGCGTCGACAGTGCGGTGTCGGTGCGGAACTGGGCGATCAGGTCGTCGAGCTTCGCAGCGTAGGCGGACTCAGTCATGGCGATGTCGGCCTCGCCCTGTGACCACAGCAGCGCCACGACCTTCGGCGCCTCGGACGAGAGCGGCGCGGCGGCGACCCGGGCGGCGGCGAGGTCGGCGACCATCATTGCGTAGAGGTTCTTCGGGTCGGCGGTCAGCGTGCGATCCCACGTGCCGTTGGTGACCGTGGTGTATCCCGGCTGGGACGCGAGCGAGGTTGTCGTGAAACCCGTTTCGCCCCATCCGCACGGCACCACGAGGACCTGCACGTCGTCGGGAACGGTCTTGATGTACTCGCGCGCGAACGACGGCAGGAGGTATCCCTCCGACGTCGGCAGGGCGACGATCGTGCCGGTCGCGCGGTTCCACTTCCACAGTCGCGGGTTCGTCTCGAACAGTCCGGCCGGTGGGGATACGCCCGCCGAGACCGCGGCGTTCGACTGGCCGCCGCACACGATCACATGGATGCGCGGCCGCGCCTGCCCGCCGCCGAGGCCCATGCGCTCCTTCCAGCGGTCGAGCACCCATTGCGGTTTCGTGCCGTCGGTGTAGTAGACATCCTCAGCCGTTCGGCCGTCGGCATCCTTCGTCCCGGACATGTACCCGCGGTGACTGTTCTCCTCGCGCAGTTTCCCGCCGGCGAGGGTAGGGAGGGCGATTTCGACAGTGCCGTCGGTTCGCGCGACGAACGACGTCCGGCCCTCGGGGTCCTTCAGGCCGAAGTGGACGTCGTCATCGTCCTCGGTCGCGAGGAGTCGGTCGTCATTGCCTTCGACGAGGTCCCGCGCCGCAAGGTCTGCGGCGACAGCGTCGGCGACGACCTCGTCCGGCACAACCCCATTCGCCTCGAGCCACGTCGCGACCGCCTGCGCGAGTGTGGTGGCCGGTGCGCCGGCGGGAATGCCGAACACTATCAGGTCTTTCAGATCCGCATCGGCCGTGCCGACGTCGATGGGTAGCGGGTTGCCGCCAGCGAGTCCAGCCACACCCCACGGTCCGGGTGGAAGCTGCACCGTCGAAGGCACATTGGTCTGGTACGCGATCCGCCGCATCGACGGGGTCTCGGTGACGAGGTCACCGTCGGGGGTGGTGAACTCGCCCCGCGGCACGAACCGAACGTAGCCGGCGTTCCCGGGCGGGCCGTCGATGGTGAAGGTGATCGTGGGCATCAAGACTCCTCAGTGATCGTGACGTCGGCGGCGGTGAAGTTGTCGAGGCGGCTGGACGGGGCGATGTCGACGCGGCGGGCGATGACCCCCACCCAGCGGCGGCCGACACCGTGCGGGATGGTGTTGCTGGTGTCGGGCCAGGTGAGGATCGGGTCGGTGGCGTTCGGGTCACCGAAGTAGGCTTGGAACACGTAGTGGGTGTCATCGTCGGATCGGATGCAACGCAACGTGTATCGGCCCGCTCCTGGTGCGGCGATGGTGGGCGTGCGGTTCGTGCGCGAGCTGTAGCCGCCGGTCTGAATCCACACGCCATCGTTCTCCACCGCGAGCCATACCCCGGCGCCGAGGCCGGATGTGCAGCACATGCCGGCACCGGCTTCGAGGTTGTCGAGGTCGATGTCGAAGCCGACTTCGGCGATGTCGGTGGCCAGGGGCTGGTGGTACATGGCGGCGGCGGTCGAGTTGGAGAAGATACTGCCGGTGTGGCGGACCTTGTTGTCGACGATGCCGATGCTGCCGTATGTGATCCAGCGTGGGCCGAGGCTCGAGCGGTTGAAGTCGTCGAAGAAGAACCGCGGGATCTGCGTCTGCCCGACATCGATGCCGATGGACACGAACGGCGCCGGACCCACGTACATAGTGTCCCGGGTGGTCGTCGAGATCGTCGCCGGCGCTGGGGTGGTCGACGGATTGCGGGCGCTGCCGATCGCGTATGGCCGGAACCCTGGCAGCGGTGTCGGGTTGGAGAAGTTGAGTCCGCCGATGTGCACTGTGCCGGCGCCGGTCATGCGGAACTGAACGTCGTAGACGTCGCCGAAGTCGGCGATGATCGATGCGCCAGACATGAGGTGTTGCATCCAACCGATCGACGCCAGCGACACCGGCACCTCGCCTGCCAGATTGGGCGAGGAGTACACCAGGCTCGATGAGCCGTCGCCCTCGAGCTTGTACACATCAAGGTTGAAGGTGCTGACCGTTCCCGTCTTGTAGGCGAACCAGGTCAACACTTTCCGTTCGGCCGCCGTCTTGAAGATGACGTTCGCCCATGGCGCGTAGGTGGCGGTGACTGCGATGGTGGGCGGGCTCGTCGAGATCGTAGCGGTATGAGAGTGATCCGAACCGCTCGAGCTTGCGCCCGCAAGGCTGCCGTTGAGAGTATGCCGGTGGTTCGTGCCACCAGCGGTCTCGTATCCAGTGTTGCCGGTGAGGTTGTGTTCGTGGGCGCCGCCGCTGATCGAGATCGTCGATGTCGGCAGATTCATGTAGCCGTAGTTGAACGACGGTGTGCCGGTGCGGTCGGGGCCGGTCTCATGCACACCCATCCCGGACTGCAACGCGATGACCTGCTGCACGTAGTTGACCTGGGTGCCCACCGACACCGCAGTCTCGATCGCGTCGGTGGCCTTCTCGTTGGTATCGCGAAAGAACTTCGCCAGAGCATCTTCCACCGCGTCACCGATAATCGGGATGCCGCCAATCAGGTTCGCCAAGATCCGCAGTGGTGCTTGAAACACCTTCTGCAACGGCAATCCCGAGAAGAACGGGTTAGCCTGCGGCAACAGGTCTGATGGCTTCTCGATCGTTGCAGGATCAGCATTCGCCACGTTCTCCTGCAATCCGGCCGCGAGGTTTACGATCATCCCCAACGGCCCCGATGTATTCGCCGGGTTCCCGGCCATCGTGTCGTTCACCTGGCCGGGGAACCGGGACGCCGCCTGCGAACGGTACTTCGCTTTCGTGTGATCCTGCGTCGCCCCGCCCAGTTGGGATGGCGCCACGACTCCCTGCGGAAGATCACCCGGGCTGGTGCCCCACGGGATGTTCGGTGTCGTCATGCCACACTCTCGATGTCGCGGGCCAGCTTCGCCACGTGGCCCTGCTGGATGTAGTCGGTTGTGTGCTTGGTGCCGAGGTAGTTGCCGATGTCCTCGCCGGCGCGCGCGAAGTCCGGCCACCGGAACGGGTTCCACCAGGGGCGCGATGTTCGGAGCTTCTGTGCGGTCTGGGTCGCCCACGTCCGGACGGACTCGGGCGACCGGACCGACATCCACGCGGTCAGGTCGGCCACCCGCCGCAGCGGCGACCCGTCGCCGAGGTCCGCGATCGGGTCACCGGGCACGAACCGGCGGAAGCTGCGGATGCTCACCGCCAGCGCGCCGGCGATACCGGACCGTCCGTTGTGCTCCTCCTGGTGCGGATCACCCAGGGTCGCGAGCGCCAGCACGATCTGCTTCGGCCGGCGCGGCAGGACGTCGCGCACGTACCGCAGCGCCACCACCGCACCCTGCGAATACCCGGCCACAACAACGAAGTACGGCGACGCCACCACCGCAGCCTCGAGCGCCGCCACCCCCTCGGCAACGGACTCCTCGTACGACAGATCCGCGGCGCCGGTCGCGGGCCCGTAGTCAGCCGCGTAGTCGACATAGGTGAACTTCACCCGGCGCGGGTCCAGCGCCTTGCGCAGCGCCTCCCCCACCGGCGAGCGCGCACCCGGCCGCGACCACGTCCCGTCGCAGAACAGAACCTCGATCATCAGTCGTTCATCCCTTCGACCTCGGCCGGCGGATCGATCTCGTTGTCGACGAGCTTGCGGCGCGCGCGAGCAACGTAGGTGCGCAGCGCGAGCACCACATGATCGAGGCGCCCGATGGTTCGATCCCGCTGCCGCAGGCGCTCTTTCAGGTCCGCCAACTCAGCCTCGTAGTCGGCAATGGTCTGCGAGTGCTTCGCCCGAGCCTGGTCGTTGTCACGGTCGCGGGCCTCCCTCTCTTTCACGAGGTCGGCCTCGAGCTCTTCGATCCGGGCGTGCAGCTTCGCGATGTCGTCGAGCTTCACCTTCGAGCGCGTTGCCAGCACACCAGTTACGAGGGCACCAATGGCAGCGAGTAGACCTCCGAAAGAGGCGATCAGTTCAGGACTCACCGACAGTTCCTTTCCGCGTCACCACGGGCGATCGCAATGTGCAAGATCGCCATGAAGCCCGCGAACGTCCCATGGACTACAGGAACCGGCGGTTCAGTCAGAACGGCAGAGAAGAGGATGCACCCGGCGTAGAACGCCAAGAACACCGATGTCGCGATGTGCGCGAAGATGAACCCACGCCGACGCGCGACAGCGAGGAGTAGCGCCAAGCCGGTGAGAAGGAATCCGAAGAACCACATGGGGCCAATGGATTCCACCCACACGACGGCTGAGACCTGGCCGGGCTGCAGTGGTCGGCGCACCAACTCCTCTGGGGAGATGTACAGCACGCCGACCACCACCTGCATGCAGCCGGTGACCGCGGCCATCAGCCGCGCGCCGAGCATCAGTCGAGAGGCTTCTCGGGCGTCGAGACTGCCGACGCGGTGCCGGGTGTGCCAAAGTTGGCCGACGCGATCGAGGTCAGCACCGACACGAGGGTTGCGGTCCCGACGATGGCGCCGGTGGCGGCCCAATCGACCGACACCACGGTGACGTCGGCGACGAACACGCCCAGGGCTGACTGCGCAGCGGTCTTCACCGCACGCTCGACGGCATCCTTGATGAACTGGGTACTGAACATGGTCACTTCTCCTTCGATTCGAGAGTGTCGCGCGTGCCGGCAACACCTGTCTCCGCGGCGACAGCTGCAGTCAGGTCGTAGAGGGTGCGGTTTCCGCCCTGCTCGAACCCGCCGTACTGGCCGGCGTCACGCCCACCAGTGAGTTGCTGACGAATGTCCTTCACGTCCGACCCGATCGGGCCGACGTACACCTTGAGGCACTTGTAGATCAGAGCCTCGACTTCAGCCATGGTTGCCATAGCGAGCCAGTCCTTTCCTCCGTTGTAGATCGAGATGGCCCGCGAGATCAGCTCGCCCCACGGGAAGTTCGGACCCGGATCGGTGTGCCCACCGCCCCACTGCCCGAAGTCGACATGCCCACACACGCCAGGCGTCTTCGGCATCCCACGACCACCGACGTAGCGGATCGGGATGTCACGCACTGCGCACCGCCACGCCACCAGAGCGGCCGTGCGGGTGAGCTGCAGGTCTTCGTTCTTGCCGTCCCGCGCATCCGGTGACAGCCACTTGTCCCGCGACCACGACGCGAACGAACCGGCCATGAGGATGTGGTCGCCGCGTGTGTTGGCGTTCATCGCCGACCACGGGTTCTGATCCCACGGCACAACGAGGACCGTCTCTCGGTCATCGCACACCGCGTTGTACGACACCTGCGCGGCCGGGCGGCACAGATAGTCCGTGATCGACCGTGCGGTCCCGGAACCTTCCTGGGTGTGGATGACGATCCAGTCGACGTCACGGCCACCGGAATGCCGGTTCGGTGAGATCTGCTGGCGAGTAACAGGGTTGCGGACGTTCACGGTTCCTCCCGAGACTGGTGCGGGCGCCGGGGCGGGCACCGTGTTGGGGTGAGGGCAGCCACGAAGCCACTCCTCCGGATTGACTCGCACTCCGCCGTAGGCGCGTTGCCACACCGTCAGATGTAGGTGCGGCGCTACCCCACCGTTGGTGCGACTATCGGGGTTGATGCGTCCGATGCGCTGCCCTGCGCGGACCTTCGAGCCCAGCGAGACTTCGCGGATGATGTGCCCGTACTCGGCGCACCCCGACCCCTCGGCATCGTCAGAGTCGATGACCAGCCAGCCAGCGGGGTCAGGTCCGCCATACCCGGATGCGGCGCCGGCATGGATAACGGTGCCGGCCTGGCAGGCGTACACCGGCAGCCCTGCAGATCCGCCGTCCTTGCCGTAGTCGGTGCCGCCGTGGAACCCGCCATCCCGCGGGCCGTACGGCGATGTGACTTTAGTGCCGGTCGGGAGTGGCCGGAAACGCTGCGCCATGGAACCTCCTGGCATGGTGAGATCCCCACACCCGAGTGGGTGCAGGGTCAAAAACGATCAGGGGCTATTGGACGACGACGCCCATCTTCGACTTCGCGATCCGCGACGGACGTTTCGGAGCTTCGGCCACCCGTTCGGTCTCCTGTGGCTCGAAAGGGTCCGCGTCGACGGGCACCTCGGGCGCCTCCTCGCGCAGGCGTTGCATCACCCACCCGGGCAGTTCGACTTCGGCGGCCATCTCGTCGGTCTGCCGGACACCGAGATCGTCGAGCATCTCGGCGACCTTCACCGCGGCCGGCACGCTGAGCGGGTAGGGCTGCTCGTTCGCGAACAGCAGCGCGTGGAGGAGCGCCGCCGAGAGCTTCTCGACCCGCAGGTCACGCTCCGACTTCGGTTGCGGCTCAGTCTCAGTCATCAGAACGCTCCGATCTCTTGCAGCGCCGAGAACGCGGTGGCCGCGGTCTCGACCAGCCTCTCCAGCGCGTCCTTCTTCGTGCGGCGGTCACCGAATGTGGCTTTCCACATCTGAGGGTCGTCACCCCCGAGCGGCAATGTGAGGCCACGGCACCGGGCCACGAACACCCGGGCGCCGAGGTACTTCGTCGTCGCGCCGACCCGGTCACCCAGCCACCAATGGCCCTGGCCACGATCACCGATCAGCAGCGGCACGCCGGATGCGACCTCGAACGAGAACGCCGTGTCCGGGTCGGTTTCGCGGCGCCGTTTGCGGAGATCCATGATGCTCGACGGCGTGTATGCCTGCGTCACACCCGTCGCGGCGGTCTCGAGGTAATGGCCCCAGCCTTGCTTCGCCGACCGCATCAGCAACGGCACCGACATGTACGCCAGCATCGAGTCCTTCAGGATGGGCATCAGGAAGGCGTTCAGAATGGAACCGAGCGACCCAACACCGTAACCAGCGATGCTGATGTTGTCGCCGAGAACGTCTCCGCCGTAGCCGATCACGGCTTCCAGGAGCTCGTTGACACCGGGCATCGACTTGCCGCCCGCGGTGATACGGACCGGACCGCCGGCACCACGAGTCAGCTCGAAGTTCTGCACGCCCGTGATCTCGCCGTCTCGGTAGATGGCGTGCGGCCGCGGAGGCTGCGTCGACAGGAAACCGGGCAGCTTGTAGCCCGACGTGTCGACCGGCGCACCGGTCAGCAGGTCATAGGAGTCCTCGACGTAATTGCTGGTGACGTTGGCGATCGTTCGGGCGAGGCCGGTGGCGAGGTTGCCTCCGATCGACGTCCCGCTGCGCCACCCCGACTTGTCAACGATGTCGACGAACAGGGTGCCCTGACGCCAGTTCGTGCCCGCTCCCGCCCACGGTTCCGGGTCGCCCTTCTTGAACCGTCGAGTGACGATCATCAGCTCCGCGTCCTCGAGGATCGGAGCCATCACATCCCACCACGACTGCTTGATGGTTCCGGTGATGATCGTCGTCGGCGCCACACTCGACGTGAGTTTTCGAGGCACCGGCACAATCTGCGCTTGTGCCCACAACCCACCAGTCCACGTCGACTGATCCAGCAGATCGAGGTTCATGTTGAAGTTCGTGCCCTGGTTGCGCAGGACGTTCATGCCGAGCGTGACGAGGCCACCCCAGTCGGCTGGCGCCCACACGAACTGCACCTTCGGCTGCTGGATCAGCGAGACGGGCAGGAACGGCGCGGCGGCCATGTGGACGTGCTTCAGTTCCTGGGTGTCCTCGAGGAACGTGAGGATCACCCGGTCACCGTCCGGTGAGCGCTTGAGCGTCACGCCCTTCTTCGGGTCTGCCCGGCCGCCGATCCGGGCGCCGTCCTTCTCCACGATGATGTGGATGTTGGTGGTACCGCGGGCTTCCTGGTTGAGGGCCCAGTGAGCCAGGAACGTGCGGCGGCGCTCTTTCATGTCGATGGGGAGCTCGATGACGATGGAGCCGGTGTCGTTCTCGATCAGATCGAGTTCGCCGGCCAGGCGCACGGCGGCCTGGCCGCGGTAGTTCCAGTTGCCGTCGTACAGTTCGACCCGCGCCGGTCGGGCGATGCGGGCTATGCGGGTCTCACGGATCTCTCGCGCCCACAACGCGAAGTCGTCGATGTCCGATCCCGTGTACGGGACTACAACCCCGGCGGTCATTCGAGGCCCGACTCCGCCGACCAGAAGCGCCGTAGCGTCAGCTTCACCTGGGCGCCTGCGGGCCCGGTGATCGTGACCGGCAGCAGAACCGGGTCCTCAGGGCTGCCGGTGTACGGGGGAATCCAGTACAGCGGCTCCACCCCACCCATCTGCCCCGACGCATTCGACAGGTCGGACGCGACGTAGGTGTCCATCACGGGATCGGACATCACTGACCACATCGTCGTGATGGGGTCGGTGACGATCATCCGGTTCGCGTGCTGGCCCGGGGTCCAGGTGACGTCGATCTCCTGCTCGTTGCCGAACGAGAAATCCGCGAACGAGAACTTCGTCGCCGCCGACCCCGGCTTCAACGACCACTCCGGCCAACACTTCTGGTCGGTCGGATTCCATGCCGGCGCCCACAGGGTGTTCGTCCCCGACGTCGGGTTCGTCAGCAACACCTCCATCGGAGGCGACTCGTAGTTCGGCTGCAACGCGGTCGCGGTGACGGTCGCGCGCACACACCCGTCGAGGTTCCAGTCCTGCTTCGGCGAGAACTTGATTCCCGCCGAGCGCCGCAGATGCAGCCACCGCAACCCCGAGAGGTGCGTGGTGACCCGCCACTCGATAGACCGGCCGGGCCGCCACATCTTTCGGAACCGACTGATCGTGGCCTCGATGCCCTGACCTGTGTCGTACAGGTTGAACGGCAACACCAGCTCCCGCACGGGGTAGGTGTTGCCGCCGTCCATGCCGCCGGGCGCGTAGGCGGTCTCGATGATCTTCAGCTCGAGCTCGTCGGAGAACAGGTCGTCCGGGTCGCTCGACAGCTTGATGTGACGAATGTCGAATCCCCCGCCGGAGACGACCATCGAGTCGTCGTCGGCGACGAGCTCAATCTCGGCCAGCTCGAGAACTCCCATCAGTTACCCGCCAATGCAGTTGCCACGCGCTGCCTTTCGGTCTTCTCATGACGAGACACTGCCCGCTCGTTCGGCAGGTGGTAGTGCCGCTGTCCCGCCGGCTGCGCCATCATGAGCTGGATCAACTTGTCGAGTCGTGCGACCACCTCGGCGGTGTCCCCGCCGAACCCGTTACGCATCCCACGCTCGAACGCTTCGGTCTGTGATGGGGACAGCACCCGTTCCGGCTTGAGGACGTTCTTCTGCATGACACCGATACCGTGCGCGATACCGCCCTGGTCGTACCAGTTGTTCGCCTCGTGGTGCGCCTTCGCCCTCAGCGGATCGCCGTACCGGTCACCCACGTAGTCGTCGAACACCTCGCCGTTGACCTTCGGGTCGGCGCTCGGCTGTTTACCCGCAGCGGCCCACACCTCGGGGCTGTACTGGCCGCCACCGAAGTACTTTCCGTTGCGGGCGCCCATGTTCCACGTGGACTCTTTGTTGATGATCCAGTCGGTTGCTTCCCATGGAGGGCCTTGACGCCATGCCTCTCGCAGCCCGGACCGGAACGCGTCCTTGATCGCATTCCCGGTTGCAGGAACCCCGGGAGCGCCGGCACCGCCAAGATCCTCACCCGGACGGGGCTTCACCGTGCCCGGATCGGTCACGCCACCGCCACCGCCGAGATTCGGCGCAGCAGAGGCGCGCTCGAACTCCTGCTTCTTCGCAAGCTCGGCCGACTCGTAACGGGCCTTCATCCCGGCGATGTCGGAGTCGTACTGCGCCTTCAGCCGGTCAGCGCGAACCTTCGCCTGCTCCTCGCCGAGACCGTTCTTCTTCTCCTCGGCCAGCGCCTTCTTGTCCGCCTCGTACCGCTCCTTCCGGGCGGCTTTCTCGGCGTCGTGCTGCTGCTTGCGCACCAGTTTCTCGTCCTCGTAGCGCTGCTTCAGCCCGAGCGCCGCCGACGGATCGGCCCCCGGCTCCCCCGGCTTCGGTGTCTTGCCGGTCGCCGAGTCGTACCGCGACTTCGCCTCCGCCACACGGGAGTCGTACTCCTGCTTCTTGGCCAGTTCATCCTGCTCATAGGTGTGCTTGAGCTCGTTGAGCTTCCGCTCGTACGTGCCGCGGTCGATCTTCTTGAGCGTGAACTCGTTCTCGAGGTCCTGGCGCTTCTGGTCGTAGTCCTGCTTCCGCGACAGCTTCGCGGCCTCGTAGTCCGACTTCAGCGAGTCCTTGGCTGCGTCGTACTCGGCCTTCGCGCGCTCCCGCTCTTCCTTGGACACCGTCCGGCCACCCTCGGAACCCGAACGCTGCTGGTTCTCGTACTCGGTGATCGCGGCCAGCCAGCCCGGCTGATCGTTGATCGAGAGCACGTTGAACAGATCCTGCACCTGCCCGGACACGAACGCTGATGCTGCGTTGCCGAGCCGTCCCGACAGGGTCTTGTCGTCTCCGGAACCGGTGCCACCGTTGCCCGAGCCTGCGCCGAAGCTGCCGGTCGGACTGGTCTGGACCCACGTGCCGTCCGGACGCTGTACCCAGCCGCCCTGATCCGAGCCTGGGTCACTCCACGAAGGTCCGACCTTGAAGTACGCGTGGTCGGTGAACTGGGGGTCGTCGGCACCGGCCGCCGATCCGCCGACCATGCCGCCGCCGTTACCGCCGCCCATCTCGATGTTGGTGCCGTCTGGCAGGGTGCCGGCAGTGTGACCGCCGCCCTCACCGCCGTTGTACCAGCCGAACCGGAGATCACCCGAACCGCCACGTCCCAGTTGGCCGCCCATCTGCTGGATCTGGCCACCCATCGATGCGGTCGTGAACCGTCCGCCGAACGGGTCCAAGCCTGCCGCCGATCGCGCGAACGCCGACATGGCACCAGAGCAGTCGCCCCAGTTCACTCCGCCCCACACGTACGGGGCGCCCGTGAGAGGCCGGGACGCGCCCTCGCCGTCCGCGAGACGCCGAAGCACCGCGCCGTCTGCGAACTGTCGGACGCCGGCAACCGAGCGCAATGCCCGCGTGGTCAGCCCGCCAGCGACCGCGCCGAGCAACCCGGACATGCTGTTGGGCATGCCATCACGCGGCAGCAGGTCGAAGCCAAAGATGTCAGCGACCGTCGCGAGGAGACTCGTCGACCGACGACGCTTGCCAGGTGTCAGCGGAATCCACGCTTCACCGCCCGTCTCGCCTTCGGCGCCGATCGCAGGACCGGCCGCGGTCATGTACATCGACCCAACACCGCGGCCCGGGAGGATCTGCGGCTCGGTGAGATACCCGCCGTTGGCGTACTTTTCGAGCGCCGTGATCCCACCGTCGGCGTAGGTCCGGATCATGCCGTTCGCGCCGGCGGGCATCGCCGGACCCATCGGCCCGCCAGGAGTCCCGGCCGGAGCGCCGACCACAATCGGCCGAATGCTGGCAACGCGCTCGCGAGCTGTCTGATCCAGACCGGTGTTGACGATGCCGATCTTCTGCATGATCGCTTCGATCGCCATGTCGACCTTGGGGTTCGCAGTCGTCTGCGACAAGGTCTGCAGTTCGGCCATCGACACCGACTTGCCCTGCAGCAGCTTGTCGATGACGAGTCCCGCCTCGGGTGACACGGCAGCCCGGTCGAGGCCGGCAAGCTCGGCGCGTACCTGCCCGTTCTTCGCATCGAACGACAGCTTGTTCAGATCGACGTTCGGGTTCGCCTTGAGCGCATTCAGAACCGCCACGTTCTGCGTGATCATGAGGAACTTGGCGCGCGCAGCTTCGTCGTTGGCGGTGATCGTCACGGTGCCGTTCATCGGCTGCGATACCGTCATACCGAATCGTTCGAGCGCAGCCCTGGTGTCGTTGTTCACCTGGTCTTCCATCACCGTGAGCGTCTTCTGCTCAGGAGTGTTGTTCCAGGCGTTCGAGATCGACGCCAACTGCTGGATGACCTCAGGGGCGCCCTTCAGGGTGACGGCGACACCGATGTCGTCCATGCCGAGCGCGTCCGCTGCTCCGCGGATCTCCTCGACTGAGAGGCCGTACTGCCGCGCGAGCGCCGCCATCGCCTCCTGGTTGAGTCGATTGCGCTCGGTCATGTCGGCGCCCGATGACGCCGCGGCCGAAGTGGCGTCGATGATCTCGGTCAACGAGTCACGCAGCGCGGCACCGTTTTTGGTCGCGGTGTTCACGCCGAGTTGCTGGTCGAGGAGCGCCTTACCGAATCCCTGGGTCTGATCGACGGCCTGCGCGGTCGACTCGGCGACTTTCCGCATCACATCGTTGTGCTGCGCGATCGCCTCACCCTTGCTGCGGGCCGGGTTCAGTGCGTCGAGGGCAGACTTCAGCGCCCGCGACTTCTCGGCCGCCGACGACGTGTTGTCGCCGAGCACCTGCATCGCCTCGGACAGCTCAGAGACGCCCGGGGTGACCCGGGCCGCGGCGTCGCGCTGCTGGTTGGCCTCGAAGCGCAGCTGGCTCAGATCGTTGGCTGCGGCGATGCCACCATCGCCCATCGCGTGGAGTCGCTGCTCGAGCGTGATCCACTGGCCCTGCGAGCCATAGACGGCGCGCGCGACCTCGTCGGTGGTCATCCCGAGGTCGGTCATGGCTTTCTGCGCGGCCATCGCGCTCTCGGCTGCGACGTTGAGCTCCGATGTGCGCCCGGACCAGTGGTCGCCGAGGTCGAAGATGTTCTTCGCCACGTCCCACCCGCTGCTGTGGCGGGCGGCCGTCGTGTCCAGAGTCTTCGAGTACGCCTCGAGCTGCCGGGTGGCGTTCGACCAGATGTCGTCGGTCATCTCGCCGCGGCTCTCGCGGAAGGCCGCGCCCATCTCGAGCTGCGACTGCGTGAGGTCCTTCACCGCGCGCGACTGGGCGTCAGCCCCCTGCTTCGCGCTCGCGTGGGCCTGGGTCGCCACAAGGAGCCCGGCGGTGGCGGCCATCAGCCCTACGTTCAGGGGTCCGCCGAGTGCGTTGGCCACCGAACCGGCACCGCGACTCAGCGCGGCCATGCCACCCTGAGCGGCCATGCCTGCGTTGGCGCCGAGCACGCGGATGTGAGCACCAGCAGTTGAGATCTGGGGGTTCGCCTGACGCATGTACTGCAGCGACGTCCGGTACGCCTCACCGAATCCGGTGATCGCCGGACGCGCCCCCGATAGCTGCCGCCCCATAGTTCCGAGGCCGCCGCTGACCGGGGCGATCGACGTCGCGAGCCGGGTCATGATTGCGGGCACCGTCTTGAACGCCAACCACGCCGCCAGGGCGGCAGTGACGTAGCCGGGGTGCGCCTGCATCAGTCCACTCACGGTCGTCAGCACCGGCGTGAGGGCCTCCAGGACACCCGCTGCGGTCTGCACCGTCGCGAGGAAGAGTTGCCACCCACCCACGCCCAGCGATGCCGACGCTTCAGCGATCGACATGGCGATGGTCCGAGCCGCGGGGCCGAGGTCGACCAGCGCGTCCCACAGGCTTGTGAAGGTGTCGCGCGCCTGATCGATTGCACCGCTGTCCTGGAGTGCCGCGTACGCGCCCTTGATGCTCGGAATCCACTCGTCGAAGATCTTGGCGTCCGCGGCGATCGCGAAGTCCTTCATCTTCGGGGTGAGGGTGTTCACAGCGTCGGTCAGGCCGACGACGCCGCCCTTGGCTCGGAGCAGGAATGGCTCCATGCCGGCGGCGGACAGGCGCGCCATGGATGTGCGGAAGTTCGCGATCTTCGCTGGGAGGGTCTCGCCCATTTCCTTCGCGAGGTTGCCCGTGCCGTCGTTGATGGCCTTCACGACGGTCTCGAACGGGATGAGCCCCTCTTCGCCCATCTTCCGCACCTCGGCGGTCGTCTTGCCGATGGATTTCGCGATGAGGTCGTAGACCGGCACACCGCGCTGAGCGAGCTGCAGCGCCTCCGAACCCATCAGCTTGCCGGAGGCCTTGATCTGCATCATCACGACGCTGAGATCCTTCGCCGAGGCGCCCGACGCCGCGGAGATGTTGACCAGTGCCTTGATGGCGTTGTTCATGTCATCGCCGGCCTGGACGCCCGCGCCGCCGAGTAGCGCCGCAGCACCCGCGGCATCGGAGAGCGAGGTCGAGGTGCCGGTGACGATGTCGTTCAGGTCAGCCAGTTGGCGCTTCGTCTGCCCTGCGGACATGCCCATGTTGCGGAACTGGATGTCCGCCTTCTCGAGCGTTGTGATCCGGTCGTAGCCCGCGGACAGTGCATCCTGCAGCACTCGAGAGGCCGCGCCGGCGGCCTTCGCGACACCGATCCCGAGCGCAGTACCCAGCGCAGTCGACATCGTGTGCCCCATGCGGCGGCCCGTATCGCCAGCGCCGCGCTCGGCACCGTTCAGCGCGTTGCGGATTCCGGGGGCGATCCTGCTCGTCTCCGGAACGATGGAGATGTAGGCAGTCCCGAGCTCCGTGGCCATCCGCACCTCCTATTGCTGCTGGGGAAAGAGATCTACAATCGGCCGATGGGCAACAAGCCAGTCATCACCGACGAGATGGTCGACGCCGAGATCGCGCGCCAGGAACTGAACCGCCGCGCCGGCGTCGTCGAGGTTGAGGGACGAGTCGACGCGAGGCTGTCTGTGTGGCAGGTGTTCGTCGCGGTGCTGGCCGCCAACCTCGCCACCGCGGTGGTAGTCGGACTCGTCGTGTTCCTGCTGTCGCTCTAACCGCGCATCGCCGCGGCGACCTGCCGAGACTTGTCGACGTCGTCCGAGCGAACAGTCTCCGTTTCGACTGTCTCCGCCCGGGGTGGTCCGTACCTCGCCGCCCAGAACCGCTCTGGGACTTCGCCGTCCTCGTAGCCCGCCCAGTCGAACCGCTTCGCGGCGAAGTAGCGCATGTCCGAAGCGATGGTGGCGATCTCGGTCAGGAGCATCGCCGACGGGTCAGACCACAACCAGGTGTCCGGGTTCGTCACCCGGAACAGCTCCATCGTCCAGTCTGTGCGCGCGCGGTGAACGATGGCCCGCAAGTCTGTCCACGAGAACCACGGCTTCCCGAGGTCCCGCAGCCGCAGTCCGCGCGAGATCAGGTCGTACTCGACGGCCTCCGTGTGCTCCTCTAGGAGACGACGGAGGCCGAAGATTCCCCCACAGCGATGTCGGGGTCGGCGATCTGCTTCTTGATCCACTCGACGGTCCCATCGGGCAGCTTCGTCATCAGCAGCTTGTACTCGGCCGCCGTCACGTGCGGCTTCAGCCAGCGCAGAGTCACTTCGTGCTCGTTGAACTCCGTCATGAGCTTCTCGTCGTCGGTGGGCCGCACCGGCTTCTCCGCGCCCTCTTCGTCGGGGTCGAAGTGGTTGGTCGCGTTGACCCACTCGATGATTCGAGCTTCGGCCTCGCCGAACGGTTTGATCCAGTCCTCGTACTTCTTCACCTCGTCGGGAGCCATCCACTTTCGCGGCGGCATCGACACGAGAATCGGTTCGTCGCGACCCGGGATCGGGACAGCGAACTTGATCAGCTGATCGTCGGAACTGGGGGCGACTGCGTAGCCTTCGGGGACGGACATGGGTGACCAGGAACCTCTCAGTGATGGGTGGGTGGAGCTTCAACCAGGAGCGAGCCCCGGCCTGGCAAAAAGGCGCGGCTCCTGGTCAGGGACGAAATGACACCCCTTTGCCAGGCCGAGATTGTGCGCCCGGCGAGGAATCGCCCTCGCCGGGCAGCGGATCAGGGAGTGGTGTCGACGAGGCCGTCGACGTCGCCGTACTCCTCGATGTAGTTGCCGTTCGAGTTGCGGAACGCGCGGACCGTGACCTCCACACCGGTCGCGTCCTGCGACTCGTGCTTGAACTCGGCGATCTCCGAGACGCGGCCCTTCTCGATCACGTACGTCTTGAACTTCAGCCCCGACTTGGTCGCGAAGACGTGCGAGCACAGCGGCAGCTGAGTCGGGTTGTGCGACACGTGATACCGCTTGCCGACTGTCGCGGTCGCGGGCGTGATGGCGACGTTCGCGTCACCGAAAACGGTCCGCTTCACCGACTCGAGGTCGACGTCCCACAGCTTGATCTTGACGGTGGCGCCGTACTCGGTCTGCATGTCGATGTAGTCACCGCCGTCGAAGTCCTTGGCGGTGGACGACGTGCGGGTGATGCCGATCGACAGACCGTCGACGGCCGCGGTGCCCTGATCCTCGAATGCTGCGTCGAGGTCGTCGGCTTCCTCCACGACCGTGGTCGGGAGCGTGGTGCCCAGCGGCGCGCGCCAGTAGACGCCTCCATCGAGCGACTGCGCCACGTAAGCGTGTTCGACTGCCATTGATTTGCCCCTTCCAGGCGAGTGACCAGGAGCCGCGAAGGGTTATTCAGTTGGAAACTTCAGGACCGGAGAACGAACAGCGTTCCGGTGAACTGGAAACGGGCGTGCTTCGGATAGTCCGGGTTGGCGTAGTCCGACAGACTGTCTGGGGACCAGTCCGTTACCCACAGACCCGCCCACGGACCGCCACTGGAGGCGGCCTGGAACGCGTCAGCGAGGGTGGTCGCCGCTGTCTCCGACCAGCCCGTGTCGGGACTGCCGCTCGGCTTCGAGCCGTAGCACTCCACGAGGATGCGGGCCCGATCGAGGAACCGTTCACGCGGTCCGCCGATACGGGTGATCCGCACGAACCGCGCCGGATCGTTCGTCACGATCGACGACACCGGCACCCCCGTCAGTGCGGCCTTCGCGATCGCTTGGGCCGCCAGAGTGACCGTCGACATCGGCTAGCCGAGAGCCCGCAGCAGGGTGTTGTTCCGGGCGTTATCGATCATCGCTCGAGCATCCCCAGTGACCACCGAGGTGCGGTGGCGGCCCTGCGGCCGCGCCGCGCCCGGTCGCGAGCCCGTGACGTACGTGCCGGCGCCGGTGGCGTTCGCCTCGTCGGCGACCTTGTTGGCGTGGTCCTCGAGCTCGCCGATGATCTCCGACGTCCGGCCGTACCGGATGTCCTTGAACGCCGACTCGTTCCACTCGATCCTCATGACTCCACCACTCTCAGATTGATGACGAGGCAACCGAAGTCGTTGCGGAACGGATTCTTGGTGTAGTCCTCCGGGCGGCCGATGACGTCATACGTGGTGCCGTCAATCACCATTCGGTCCTGTGGTTTCACAGGCCCAAAGTCCGGGAGGACGATCATCTCGAGATCCACGACATCACGGTTGTGCCCGACGAGCTTCGGCTCCGAGGACATGGGTTGGTTGTAGGTGACGAACTTCTTCGCCACCGGCGCAGCCCAGCCCTCTTCGGCGTTGCCGTACTCGTCGACGCCGTCACCATCGAACTGCTGGTGCCCGACATCGAACAGCGCTGGGATCACGGAAACTCCCACAACGGTTCAGCGTGCGTGAGGTTCGCACCACACGAGCACGTGTCCCCGCCGAGGTTGAGGTTGCACCAGATCGAATGCCCCACCTGACCGGTCGGGGCGGTGTCGACGGTGAATGCGCCCGCCTTCTTCCCGTCCCGACACATCGACTGCAACTGTTCGATTTCCGACGGCCAGTACATGGACCGTCGGAGCGTGGTCACCGTTTCCGAGATCGGTCCCGCTGTGGACTGTGTCGTCACCCCGCCGGCCCCGGTGTCGTTCCACCGGAGGATCGCGCCCCGGATCACCGCTTTCGCGGCACCCTGGTACGCGAAGTCGTCTTCCTTGATGCACGGAGCAATCAGGTACGCCGTCTCCAGCGCGTCGTCGATCATCGCCTGCGCTTTGTCGTCAGGGATGGTCGCGAACGGCGTCAGGTCCGCCGGGGTGAGCGACACTGCGGGCATCAGTCGTCCGAATCCTCAGCCGGCTTCGCGCGCTGTCCAGTCCGGCGCTTGGGCGCAGCGTCAGCATGCTCCCACGGGCCAGCGAGCAGCAGCTCCGCCGTCTCGTCGTCGACGTTGGCGATCACGCCGTGAGCCTTGTGCCGCAGCCGCATCACGGGGTCCCGTTCTCGATGACCGCGAACTGGCCGGGGAAGACGTACCAGCCGTACACGATCTCTGTGCGGAACAGCACCTCGTTGTGGCCGGCGAGGTCCTTACCGGTGTTGTCCGGGTCGCCGTACTCGAGCATCCGGAACGGGAACGACCGCTGGACACCCCAGCGGATACCGCCCTGGTAGTTGCCGAGGATGGCACGCACGCCGTTGTCGGTGGTGTCGCCGTCGGTCGGCTTGCCCGACACGGTGGTCGACACGGCCGCGGTCACACCCTCGAACGAAGACAGTCCGGCGCCGAGTCCGAGCTCCGGGTACTTCTTGCGGCCGTCGTTGTACCGGGCGGTCGACAGCGTCCACGCGTGCTGCGGATCGAACGCGACACCGTTGACCGAGTACCCCGCGCCGATGACCAGGCCGGCGGCCTGCTCGAAGTCGAGGTCGGCGTTGGCGCCCACCTCGATGCGCTTGGTCGTCGAGTTGAGGTAGTTGGTCCACGCGGTGATGGCGGTGCCGGTGCGCGGGTTGAGGCGGTAGTACAGGCCCAGGTCGAGGCCACGGGAGATCGCGCGCGAGCACTTCTCCTGGTACTTGGCGAGGATGCCGAGCTGGTAATCCTCGTCGGCCCACTTGAACTCGTCCGAGGTGCGCATCTGCACGACGGCCTTGTGGGGCACCGCGGTGACCCGGCTGGGCTTGGCGTCGTCGGCGCCCTTGGCGCCGGATTCCTCGACGAACTCAGCGGTGAGGTCGTCGTCGAAGGTGATGATCTCGGTCTTGCCGAAACGCATCGGCTCCTGGCCCGAGAGCGCCGCCACGGTGGAACCCGTCTTGGTCTTCTCGACAATGCCGTTCGCGATGTTCGTCGGCAGGAAGAGATCGGTGCTCTGGAGCACGGCCATGATCTATCTCCTTGTGACTATTGGCCGCCGGTCAGCGTTTTCAGGAACTCCTGAGTGCTGCTCGGCTTGGGCCGCGGGTTGGTTCCCTCGCCGTAGACGAGGGGCTGGTTGTTCTTGCGTTCCTCTTCGCGAGCCGCCAACCGCTGGGCCTGCGCCGTGAGGGTCTCCTCATCGGTGCCGGTCAGGAACAGGTCGGCGTCGGACGGTCCCCCGTCCTCCCCTGGTGCTGTGCTGATCCCGAACCTTCCCGCGACGCGGAGGCGCAGGGTGTTCGCTTCGGACTGCGCAAACTTCTGCTGGAGGTCGGCGATCTGCTGTTCGGCGGTCTTCTTGCCGTCGGCGGCCTTCTTCAGATCGTCGTAGTCGGCGTACTTCTCGGACACCTTGCGGCGTTCCTCGGCGCGTGCCTTTCCGACGATCTTGTCGACCTCAGCCTGGGTCAGGGTCTTGCTGTCCGAGTCGTTCTCCGACCCGGCGCCTTCACCACCCTCGCCACTGGGGTGCCCGCCATCCTCAGATCCACCGAGTACCGGCCAGATCGGGCCCTTGCGGGTGAATCCGATCGCCTGCATCCCGGTCAGCGGATGAATGGGCAGGGTGTTGTCGCTCATCAGAACTCCCGTTTCCGTCCCGTCGGACATCGACCGGCATTGGAGCGCTGCCGTGGGCGCTTACCCCTCGAGGTGCGAGGGGAAGATTCAGAGGTTCGCCGCGATCCACGCGTTCGCGCGGGCTCGGTCGGCGTCGGAGATGTCGCGAGTGGACACCTCGTACGGTTTCACTGGTGCCGGCCGCCCACCGAACGCTGGGACGGCGACGCATCGACAGTTGTCGTGCGCGCCGAAGTTCACTGTGGCCCTGGTGAAGACGGCGCCACGTCCGATGAGCATCCGGCAGAACGGGCACGCTCCAACACCGGATCGCTGCCATCCGCGGGCCTGCGGGTCATCCACTGTGGCCGTCGTCAGCGTCTCCCGACTGGCGGTGAAGATCCGCTTCACCAGACCGCCCGAGATCAGCGCGAGCGCGGAATCCCAGTTCTCGGTCGCGAGCTGTGAACCCCACCCTGCCAGCGCCTCGGCGCCAAGGTCGGGGTTGGCGGGGACATCAGCCGCATATCCGCCGGCGACGTTCAGACTGGCGCGGTGCTCGTCGTACCACTCCGCCGACACCGTCGCCGCGGCGTCGCCGTAATCGCCGACCAGAGCGGGCATCACGTCGAACAGGCCGTCACGGACCGTCCTGGCGTCCAGCTGTGACCACAGGAGCGCGAGATCACGCTCCGCGTTGTCACTGAGCTGGACGATCCAGTTCCGCAGTTCCGCCGGCGTCGTCATTCTCATCCTCGATCACGGGGGCGCGTTGTCCGCGCAGCTTGTCCAGCAATGCCGAGCCGGTCGCGCGGCGACGTTCCGCGAGTGCGCGGCGCTTCTGCTGCGGAGTCAGACCCAGCAACTCGAGACCCACCTCGGTCTCGGCCAGCCACGGCACCGCAGCCAGCTGCTTCGTGCCGGCGTCAGCTTGCGCGGCGCGGGACTGGAACATCGGCGAGCGCCAACGGGTGTCCATCGTCGCCCACTCCTTGGGCACCTCGGTCAGCCCGTTCTGGATCGCCAAACCCCGTGCGACGGCCCGCCGGATCGGCAGCGACCAGTCATCCGTGGCGCCTTCGGCTTCGGAGATCAGATCCTCGCGCGACTCGGTGTAGGCGTCCGCCGAGGTCGGGTTGGAGTAGTCGGTGATCGCCAGCGCCGAGTCCGGGAGGCCGGCCTCGCGGGCGAACAGCTTCGCGTACCCGTTGAGCGCCGCCAGGTGTGGTTCGGGAGACTGCGCCGGGAATTGCTTCACGTCCGGGCGGGCGAGCTCTAACGGCGCATCGTCGTCGTCCGGGATGCCCTTGATGCGGCCGAGCATGACCCGCCAGTCGGCCTTCACCGATCCGTCTTCGTTCTTGAACACCGAGTTGTCCGCGCCCAGCATCCACAGCTCCGGGAAGCTGTACACGTCCATGTGTCCCTCGAGGCGGATAACCGTGTGCGTCGCCCGGTCCTGCAGCGACATCAGCGGACGAGTGATGCGTGACGCACCGAACTCGCGGGTCCACGGCTTGAACCCCAACGGCTCGACGGGGATTCCCCAGCGATGGTCGATGCGGTTCACCGTCCATGTACCGTCCTTGCGGCACTGCACCACCTTGTTCGGCAGATACAGCGCCACTCCGTTCGGATTGCCGTCGTCGTCGAGCGAGGTGATCGACAGGAAGTCGTCGAGCTGTCGGCGCCGCGCGTTCCAGGTGCCGGTGCCAGCGACCGCGTCCTTGACGTGCAGCAGCGACTTCGGCTCATCCTCGCCACCGACGGTGTTGACGATCCAGGAGACGCCGTGCAGCAGCGAATCCACCTGCCCGCCCTTGAGTGTGGGGCGAAGGTGGTTGTTGTCGACGAACTCCGTGTAGCCCAGCGACTCAAGGTCGCCGTCAGCCCACTCGATCGTCTCCAGGGTGCAGCGCCGCAACAGCGCGTCCACCGCTTTCCCGGTCCAGCCGAGCACGATGCCCAGGTTGTAGTAGATGGGTGGCACGACCGGCGTCAGCTGACGGATCGCGCGCTTGCCGTCGTAGTACGAAGACCGCAGGATGTTGCGCGTCTCCCGCGCCTTCAGCTGTGTGTACAGGCGAGACACGGTGCGCTGCTCATCATCCTCGAGCCCAGCGATGGAGAGGGTGTCGTTCACGAGACGGTTCCCCTCCTCTCCCCGGCACGTCGCCGTCGGGCTGTTGAAAGTGCTGCCACCAGAGCCAATGTCACCGCCACGATCGGGTTGATCGGACGAGAAGGATCACTGCGATCCCACCCCCAACCACCCGCGTCGCGGATGGGTCGTTTCTTCGCCGCCATCAGCGCGTCAGTGACGGGCTTCTGGTCAGCGTGGGTGATCGTGCCGAGCTTGTTCGCCCGGTCATCGATCTGCCCGCACCCCTTCGCCATGTCCGCCGCCGACGATGCCCGCACGTTCACCCCGCGGCGCTTCAGCTCCGGGATAAGCGAGTTCGCCGGCCCGACAGCGTCGATGAACACCGGGGTCCGTTTCCCTGCGCGTTCCACGATCCAGTCGATGCACGCCGCGGAGTCGACACCCGCCCACACCTCTTCGATGTGCGCGTCGTCGTCATCCAGCCAGCACGCCCCGACCGAGATGTGGCGGTCGTGGGACATGTCCACGCCGAAACCGTCCGGCCGCACATCCACATTCGGTCCGACATCGGCGAGGACTTCCCACCGCTTCGGTGTGACGACCTTGCGCTGGGTGTTCTCATCCCAGATGCCCAGCGCCTCACGGTTCCATGAGTCGTCAGACTTGAGCTTCTTCCGCAGCCGCAACAGCGCGCGTTCCGAAGTGCGATGCGGGAACGACGGGTTCGCCTTCCGCCACTGCTGCCGGTCCATCGGGTCGCACCCGCGGTCTGCGGAGAACTCGATGTACAGCGTGCCGTCCGACTCGCCGTCGACCGCTTCCTGCCGCAGCGACGAGAAGAACTCCCCATCGTCACGAGGTCGTGGCGGCGTACCCATCACAAACGTCAACGGATTCACCGCAACGTTCTGCGTGGCGCCCATGTCCTCGAGCGTCGACTCCGGCAAGATCTGACCCTCGTCAAGCACGAGGATGCCGACGTTGGTCATGCCGCGGCCGAACCCGGACTCACGGGCACCGAACATGATCCGAGACCCATTGTTGAACAGGATTCGTTCATCACCCTTGCCGCGCAGCACCTGGCGGACGTGCGCCGCGACCTTCGGCTTCTGAGCCATCCCGTCGAACTGACGGAACGTCTCAGCCGCCGTCGTCTTCCGGTGCGCCGTCCAGATCACCGTCAGGTTCGGGTGAATCAGACACAGCGCGAAGATGATGCACGCGACCAGGTACGTCTTGCCGACCTGACGAGGGATCGACAGGACGATCGTGTCTGACGCGTAGTCGCCGTTCGCGAGCTTCGCCAGCACCAGACGACCGGCGTCGTCCTGCCACCGATCGAACCGCCACCCCAGACGGAAACAGGTCTTCCGAACCCGCGGCCACGCCGTCGCAGCGATATCCGCCGGCGCGACAACATGCCGAGCTACCGCCGAAAGGTGGCGATCAGTACCCGGTTCCGTCCCAGGCTTCGTCGTCATCGTTCGCGATCACCGACTTGTCTTCGTCCTCGGCGATCTCGATGGCCTCGATCTCGCGTCCGATCTCCAACTGCCGGCGAGTCAGCGCGGCCAGATCCCGAGCCGGAGTGTTCGGGTCGTCGATCGCACGCGCCAACCGAAGGCGCATCGCCTTCAATTCATCGAGCCGAGAGCCCTTCTCAGCGGACTGCACCACACTCAACGGCTTTACCGGCTCGGCAGGAGTGGCCTTCTCATCGTCAGAGACGGCGCGGAGCTTGCGGGCCATCGCGATCGCCTCCTCGTGGAAAAAACGGATGGGGGGTGTGGCCA